CCGAACCCACCGACAAAAAGAAAGGAGGCGCATCATGATACTCCGCATCGTAACCATCGACGAGATCAAACGCAACGCCCGCATCGAGGGTGATGCCGAGAACGATCTGCTGTACGCCCTCGGTGAGGCAGCCGAAGTGACGGTGCTCAACCTCATCGAGCGTACCCAAGACGACATCGAGGAAGAGTTCGGCGAGGTGCCCGCACCCATCCGGCAAGCCATCCTCATGTACACCAACCACCTCTACGAGCATCGCGGCATCGTGAACCCCACGGCTCTCTACAACGTGCCCTACTCGATAGACGCTATGTTGAAACCCTATATTCGCTACAACAATGACAGGATACACCGCGGGTCTTCTCAATCATAGGATCACCATCCACCCCGCTCCGACCTACACCGACGGAGCCTACGGACGGCAGTCTATTCCCGGTTTGCCCTTCCAACGATGGGCAGCCGTGGACTGGACACGCGGCACCAAAGCGATGCGGGAAGGCACGATGGACGCTTACGACACCATCATGGTCAGGATGCGCTACGACAAAGCCGTCACCCGTGACTGCAAGGTCGAAGTCGATGGCACCACCTACCGCATCCAGTCCTTCCACGCTGACCAACGGCAAGGCACCATCCAGATCACAGCCGTCGAAGAAATCGCGGGCTAACCCCTGCAAGTAAATAACCGATATATAGACAGAGACCTTCACCCTCAATGAAGCAGGCACCTTCACCCTCGGTGAAGCACCCACCTTCACCCTCGGTGAAGCTCAAAAACCTAACGACAATGAAAACAGACGAAATCAAACTGCACAAGCGTGAGGGCTTCACCGCCGGTGGAGTGCAACTCCGTGAAGACGGCGACCAAGCCAAGACCATTGAGGGTTTGGCTATCGTCACCAATCAAGAAACCGTCCTGTGGGAAGGATCCGACTGGCGCGAGATAGAGGTCATCGACCCGTCCTGCCTCAATGCTGAGTTCCTTGCGCAACAGGACATCAAACTCAACCTGTTGCATGAACGCAGAGACACAATCGCGAGAACGCCTAACTCGCTCCGCATCGACGCCCGAGAAGACGGCCTCCATTTTGAGGCGGATGTCCCGGACTGCGACCTCGGACAACGCGCACGGGCTCTCATCGGCAACGGCACGTACACAGGCTGCTCTTTCGAGTTCTATGCCAAGGACTACTCCGTTTCGGAGCGGACTGCTGCCGATGGAAAAACCGAGTACCTCATCCGACACACGGCTTTTGAGAAGATAACCGCGCTGACCATCGCCATGGATCCTGCCTACGAGCAGACATCCGTCAAGGCTCGCGAGATCTACCAAGCCGAGCACCAACCGGCTGAACCGACCGCAGAGGAGCGTGAGGCACAAGCTAAGGCCGAAGCTGCTGCCAAGCGTGAGCAAGTCATTCGTGACGCACAGATAGCAAGCATCCATAGAGAGATGGAGTTGCTGAACCAGTAATAATTATTATAAACCCTAAAATTTTAGGAAAATGAAAACATTAGAACAACTCATGAATCGCCAATCGGAGATTCACACCGAGCTCAGCGGCCTCGAAGGTCGTGAGCTGAATGAGCAGGAGACCGCAAAGCATGCTCAACTCGTACGCGAGTGGGAGGCTAACAAGCGCGAGATCACTCTGCTCAACCAAGAGCGCGAGGCGGCAAAGAACGCCAAGCCGAAAACTGCCAACCAGATGTTCCGTGAGGCTGTGAAAGCAGTTCGCGAGGGTCGTCTGGACGGTGACTTCGTTCTCGGTCGTGAGGGCGCAACCCCGACCAGCACCATCACCAGCGGTGTCATCCAGTCGGGTGAGAAGACCAACATGGAGAGCGCAGGCATCCCTGTGTCGATCCAAGAACTCATCAAGCCGTTGGAGGCTGAGCTGATCTACGGCAAGATCGGTCTGAAGGTTCAGACTGGTGTGCGCGGCAAGATCCAGTGGCCGGTACTCGACAACAGCGTCGAGGTATCGGTAGGTGAGGAGTTGGACGAAGTGGACACCAAGGTGCTGTCCTTCGACAAGATCACCACGACCCCGTACAAGTTGGGCATCTCCATCGAGGTTTCCAACGAGGCTATCAACGACGAGGCCTTCGACCTGAACGGTCTCATCACCGAGCAGATCGGTCGTGCCCTCGGTCGCACCCTCAACAAACGTGTGCTGGCTCTGTCCGCTCCGGCAGTCAAGGCTGGCTTCGTAGGTCCGCTTGTATCGCACAAGCAGAGCGTCACCTTCGCCGGTGCAGTTCCGACCTACGCTGAGGTGAAAGCCCTCAAGGGCAAGGTGCTCGGCACCAACGCTAACATGGCAGGCTTCTGCTACATCATGAACGCGGCTCTGTACTCCGCACTGGAGGCAGCTCCGAAAGACCTCGGAAGCGGACGCTTCATCATCGAGGGCGGCAAGATCGATGGCGACCCCATCTTCATCACCGACAACTCGGAGTACGCTGGCAAGCTCGTTTGCGGTTGCTTCGGCTACGAGGCACTCAACCAGCACGGTCAGAGCCACTTCATTGTGGATCCGTACACCAAGGCGAAGAAGAACGTCACTGTCTTCACGCTGAACGCAGACTGGTCGCTGACCTACCTCGTTCGCGCAAACGACACCGCTCCGTTCGCAGTGGGTACCTGCAACGCCGGATCGAACAACGCGTAAACCGGCAGCCGAAAGCATAGGAGATCCCCGGAGGGAGTTGAAAGCCCCTCCGCTCCTACGCCAAGGAATCAGTAAACAATCAATCATCAGATAGGCATGAGTCTCCAGATAGGCAAAGCATTCATATCCGCACTGCGTAGCAACTCCGACCTGCTCCGGGTGCTCGGCGGCCAAGGCAAAAACCTTGACGGCGCACGCATCTTCTCCGTCGCTCGACCGCAGGAAGATGAGAACAAGGACAAAATCCCCTACCTCATCATCCAACCCCAAGGCCTCACCGCACAAACGGACAAGGACGGCTACGAGGAAGGCGACAACGACACCGTCAGCATCCTCATCGTAGCGGCTGAGTACGAAGACCTGATCAACCTCTCCCAGATGGTACGCGACACCATCGCCACCATGCTGGTCGAGGAACACGACGGGTTCCAGATCGACGACTACAGCCTCACCGTCGGACCTACGCAGATGGATGTGCAAAAGCCCTGCTACTTCCACGAGTTCACCTATCAAACAAACACTCAAAATACAGAACAGTCATGAAAATCAAAGGCCAAAATCTCCGATTCTCGGTAACCGCGAACGGAGTGAAGACGTACTTTGCTGCATCGACCAGCTGCCAACTCCACGTAGCTGCTGACCTTGAGGATTCGTCCACCAAGGACTCCGCAGACGGCATGTGGAAGGAGCAGGAATGTGTGGGCTTGTCTTGGGACGGTTCCGTCGATGTCAATGTCATCGAGGATGCTCTGGATAACGCGCTGCAAGCACTCCAAGTGCCGACGCTCGTCGGTCAGACGGTGGATGTCGAACTCGACCTCACCAGCGGATTGCAGAACCGCGTGCTCACCAAGGGCTACTACGCCGGCAAAGCGATCATCAACGACTTCTCGCTCACCGCTGGCAACCGTGCGCAAAGCACCGCAAGCGTACAGTTCCAAGGCGTCGGTGCACTCACCCAAGTGCCCGCACCCAGCGGATCCAGCGACAACTAAACCTCTTCGGAGGAGCTCTCATGTTGCGGAGAGGGACGGACAAGTGCCGTCCTTCTCTTTTTTATGAGCTAACCCCTGCCGCTTATTGAGCGTTCTATAGAAGACTATATCACTATGAGCAAAGCAGTTCGATGGCAAGTCCCTTTTGCCGCACACGATGGTACCAAGTACCGCGTAGATATTTACGACGAAGGCTACACCGGCAACCCCGTCGTCCTCACCGCCGGCGAGACACCCTTCGTCACCGACGAGGATGACTCGGATGACTTCTTCGCCCCGGTCCGCACTCAGACCGGCACCCTGCAAGTATGCACCAAGATCGAGGGCAGCAGCACCCCGCTCAAGCTGGAGGACATCCTGCCGGCCAATAACATCGCCCGGCCGGTGCGGCTGCTCAAGTATGCCAGCGGATCCTACTCGGTCATCGAGTGGCAGGGCTTCCTGTCGTGCGAGGCCTACAGCCAAGACTACGTCGGCATCCCGCAACTGCTCGACCTGCCGGTCATCAGCGTCCTTGAGGCGATGGA